CACATTTGTCAACATTCCACTTGCCCTGATCAGTCTTTGAGTCTACAAAACAGCATTCAACAAGAATCGCTGTAGCTTTTGTATTCCGCAGTACATATAGCCCGGAAGATGCTTTCGCGCCCCTGTTTCTGATGCCCAGTGCTGCAGCAACTTTCTGGCTGACTGCTGCCGCTTTTGTTTTCCCCGTGGCGCTGCCCGTGTAATAAAATACCTCTGTACCAGTGCCACCTCCGGCATTCAGATGAATACTGATGTCCAGATCTACTGTATGCTTATTACACTTGGCCACAATGTTAGCCAGGTTTGCACCTACTGTCCTTCCCGAATCGTCTGTACAGTCATATACAGTGTGTCCTGCAGCTTTAAGCAGCTGGATCACCTTATTCTTTACTTTTCTGTTTTCTGTAACTTCATTAAGATACTTGGATGCTCCCGGGACAATGCTGTTATGTCCTGCATGTACATTATACTTTGCCATAATCTACTCCTCCTCTGCAGCTGCTTCCGCTGCCGCAATCTCTTCCGCCGTCGGTTCTACGTCCATATCCAGCTCCACACCTTCAATATCATCTTTTTCTTCTGCTACCATTGTTTTTTCATCTGCCATAATATAATTCACTCCTTTCCGTTGCGGCGTCGCAACACACAAACAGAACGGTTGCCCGTCCTTTGATCTACTCTGTTTTCTGAACCTGCTTAATGATCTGATTCACATATGTGCTTAACCCGGCCACTAATATTCCCTGTACGATCGCTGTAAAAATGGCCATTGCGATATTCTGACCGGTATTCAACGGGCAGGTGGCAACCACCCAGACAGCGCAGATCACAATACCGGCTGCCCCCAGAATAATCGGGATATACTTATCCGGCATAGCCTGGGCCTTTTTCAGGCCAACTCCGACAAAATACAATACTGCTGCTACGATAATCAATTCCGGTTTCACATAATTCATAATCTGTTCCATAGTCATTCCTCCATATCATGCGCCTGTTTGTTCAGGTGCTTTTCAATCTTATTTATTGCTTCTGTTACAGGACCGTTGCAGCCCTGCTCCTTCAGTCCCTTCAGGCAGGCCAAGAGTCCATAAGTGA